TATCTAATAATGGAACCGATACCCCTATTGAAACAGTCTCAGGTGGAGAATTTAGCAGGATACAAACTTCTATCCTTTTAGCTATTAGAAGTTTATTAGCTAAGTTAGGCGGTAGTAGTGTAAATCTTTTGTTCCTAGATGAGATAACAGGTGTATTAGATGACGAAGGTAAAGAAAAACTAATAGAAGTATTATCTGAAGAAAAAGATTTAAATGTATTTTTAATTTCACATGATTTTACACATCCGTTAATAGATAAAATATCAATAACTAAAGAAAATAATATAAGTATGATTCAGTAGTAATGAGTTATTCTGAATTACTTTAAACGAGTTTAAGGAGAATAAATGTTAGCACCCGGAAAATATCCGATTGACTTCGCTTTGCGAAATCCCTTCAAAGAAGAACTTAAAGCCAAACCTGTAGACTGGGGTTATGGTGGTTTATCAGAGTTCACTTACTACAGAACATATTCAAGAATGAAATCCGATGGGCGCATGGAAACATGGGCAGATTGTGTAATTAGAGTGATAGAAGGATTCTTCTCTATTTTAAAAACACATTCTGTAGCATCATATATTACATGGGATGAGAAAAAAGCACATAAATTAGCAGAAGAAGCCGCTAAACGCCTCTTTGAATTTAAATGGATGCCTCCTGGTCGTGGACTTTGGATGATGGGTACTCCTTTTATTTGGGAAAAAGGCGGAGCAGCTTTAAATAATTGCGCTTTTGTATCTACACAAGATATAGATGCAGAACTATCAAAATCTTTTGCCTTTCTAATGGATATGAGTATGGTAGGTGTTGGTGTTGGTTTTGATACTAAAGGTGCTGATAAAATTGCGTCTATAGAACCAGAAGGATCACCCGAATTAATTTATATTGAGGACTCACGTGAGGGCTGGGTTGAAGCTTTATCTTGTTTAATTGATTCTTACTTAGAAGAAGGCTCTGCTCCTGTAGATTTTGATTTTAAAAGAATTAGGGCTTATGGAGAGCCTATTACGGGATTTGGGGGAGTTGCTTCAGGTGCAGAACCCTTACAACAAGGTCTCGAAGGTATTAGAGATATTCTTACTAAAAGAGCAAAATCTAATAACCCATTACTAAGCTCTGTAGACATAACTGATATAATGAATATTATTGGTAAAATAGTAGTAGCAGGTAATGTACGACGCACCGCAGAAATTGCTTTTTCTTCTCCTGATGATACGGCTTTTATGGAGATGAAAAACTGGGAAACTGCCGGAGTTGAGACTGGGGCAGTTGCTCCAGAAGAATTATATATGATAAGTCAAGAAGATTATGACTTATATAATAACGATTATGATTTAAGGAGTGAAATTGCTAAAAAATATTCTGATAAGCCTTGGGCATATAAGTTTGGTGGTTGGCGTTGGGCTTCTAATAATTCTATCTTTGCAGATGTTGGGATGGACTACACAAAAGCCGCCAAGTCTATTGCAATTTCTGGAGAGCCAGGCTTTGCTTGGTTAAAAAATATGCAACAGTATAGTAGGATGAAAGATCCGGCAGACTGGAAAGATCGACGAGTAGCGGGAGGTAATCCGTGCTTAGAACAATCATTAGAGTCATATGAACTATGCTGTTTAGTAGAAACATTTCCTGCTAAACATAATGATTACTGGGATTATCAACGTACTCTTAAATTTGCATATATGTATGCTAAAGCGGTTACTCTTATGGCAACACACTGGCAAGATACAAATGATGTTATTAAGCGTAATCGCAGAATTGGCTGCTCACAATCAGGTATTCAAGAAGCTATTCTTAAGTTTGGTCGCCGTAAATATTTAACTGAATATTGTGATCGTGCTTATACCTATATTCAATATATTGATCAAAAATATTCAGAATGGATGGGCGTCCCTTTATCTCGCAAAACTACGTCTGTTAAGCCGTCGGGAACCGTGAGTCTTGTTGCTGGAGCACTTCCTGGTATTCATTATGCCGAAAATGACTCTTATTATCGTACAGTACGATTATCTGCTATTTCTCCTATGATTGAAATATTAAAGGATGCAGGATATCGTATTGAACCAGCAGTATCTGATCCTGTTCGTACAGTTGTGGTTTATTTTCCAGTAGTACATGCAGAAGGTACTATCTCAAAACATGATGTATCTATTTGGGAACAATTTACTAATGCTGTTGATATGCAACATTATTGGGCAGATAATCAAGTCTCAATTACAATTACATTTAAGCCTGCAGAAGCTGATCAGATTGCAAGAGCACTTTCGTGTTTTGATTCAAGATTAAAAGGAGTTTCTTTATTACCAATATCTGATCATGGTTATGTCCAAGCTCCTTATATTACTACAGGCAGACAAGAAATTGAAGCTTATGCTAATACTTTAAAACCCTTAAACTTTAATTTACTATCTGAAGAGGGAGAAAATGCAGATGCAAATAAATTCTGTGATTCAGATGGTTGCGAAATATAGGAAAAAAATATGATAGATCTATACAGTTATCAAACTTTTGTCGATGGTGTTACTTCCGAAGGGAGTAAATCAAATGATGTTTATATGAGAACTATTGCTACACTTGCTAATAAGGGTATGGATGTTCCTAGACTATCAACAGCCTCAATTGGACTATCTGGTGAAATAGGTGAGTTCAATGATATAGTTAAGAAAATTTTCTTTCAAGGTAAAGAATACGATGATGAAAATAAAGATAAACTTGAGAGTGAATTAGGAGATATTATGTGGTATTGGGCACAAGCATGCATGGCTCTTAAATTGGATCCATATACAGTACTTGAAAAAAATATTAAGAAGTTAGAAAGTAGATATCCTGGAGGTAAATTCTCCGTTGAAAAATCTGAAAAAAGATAAGTATTGCTCAAAGGAGTAAATTAGTCTATGCTAAAAGCAACAGTTTGGACAAGAAATGATTGCCTATATTGTTCTCTTGCAAAAAAAGAGTTACATAATAGAAAATATCAAATTGATGAAAGAAATATTACTAGTCTTTGGTCAAAAGAAGATTTGCTAAAAGTAGTACCAAATGCAAAAACAGTACCACAAATCTTTATTAGAGGTAAATATATCGGAGGATATTTTGAAGAAACAACGAGTAATTACGGACATTAATGGCAAACGGTAAAGCCTTAAAACGAGTGAGAATAGATGATTTATTAACTTTCTCGCCTATAACACAAAATCAAGATAAAACATATAAAGCATATAAAGAAGGTAAACATTTAGTACTTCATGGATTAGCAGGTACGGGAAAAACATTTATTTCTTTATATCTTGCACTTGAAGAAATACTAAATAAATCTACTTTAGTAAATGATATTTTTATTGTCCGTTCTATAGTTTCTACAAGAGATATAGGTTTTTTACCTGGTGATGAACAAGAAAAAGTATCTATATATGAAGCTCCCTACAGATCTATATGTTCGGAACTTTTTAACGTTGTAGACGCATATGACTCTTTAAAATATCAAAGCAATATTAAATTTATGTCTACATCTTTTATTAGGGGCATTACACTAAATAATTCTGTAATAATTGTGGATGAATGTCAGAACTTGAATTTCCATGAACTTGATTCTATAATAACAAGAATCGGAAAACATAGTCGCATTATTTTTTGTGGGGACTATTCACAGACCGATCTATCAAGAGAAAATGATAAGAAAGGTATACTTAAATTTATGGGAGTGCTATCTAAAATTTCAGAATTTGAAACTGTCGAGTTTATGGTTGACGATATAGTACGAAGTGACTTTTTAAAGTCATACATAGTTGCCAAGTATAAATTAGGATATGGTTAATAAAAGTAAAATTAAAGGCTCCGCCTACGAAGCTAAAATTAAAAGATATTTAAACTCTCATTTTGATATTGAATTTGAACGTATGCCTCTTTCGGGAGCAATAGAATATTTAAAAGGTGATCTTTGGACTCCACATGATACTGCTGCATGGCCTTATTGTATAGAGTGTAAACATTATAAAGATATTCAATGGAATAATCTTTTAACCGCTAAAACTACAGATTTACTTAATTTTTGGAGACAAGCAGAAAGAGAAGCAGAGGTTATGAAAAAGAAACCTCTGCTTATTTTTAGATGGAATCGCTCAAAAGATTTTATTGGATGGAGTGATGAAATAGAAGTAGAGCACTATGTGGAAATTAAGTCATTTGGATGTCATTTCAAAGTAACACAACTTGATGACTGGGTTAAAGCACTTAAAAGTCAAACAAATCTTGCATAAGCGACTTCTGTAATATATAATACTTATAATACAGGAGAATAACATGAACACAAAATCTTGGAATGATTTAGCCGAGCTAAATATGACTATAGACAGCTCGTATAATAATTTACTACTAATTGACGCTAATAATATAGCGTATAGATGGATTCAGCGTATAAATTACAATAATTTTGCATCTGATTATCAACGAACTGTTCAAAGCCTAACAAAAAGTTATGAAGCAGTCAGAACTGTAGCGTGTTTTGATTTTGGGCGCAGTTATTATCGTATGAATATGTATGATGAATATAAACAAAACCGTAAAAAACCTAAAGAAGAAGATGAGGCAAAAAAATATGAAGAGTTTTTTGGTGTTCTCAATAACCTTCCCGAATATCTTAATGAAGAAGTATTAAAATTTAGAGGTATAGAAGCAGATGATATTATTACATATCTAGTTAAGAATATATCAAAAAACTATGAGCATACTTGGATTATTTCTTCTGACAGAGATTTATATCAATTAGTAAATGATGATGTCAGCATTTTTAACCTATTCTCTCGTAAAGAAATTACTAAGCAAACACTTAAAGAAAATTTTGATCTATCGCCTGATGAATATATGTTATCAAGAATAATTGAAGGTGATAAAAGTGACAATATATACGGGGTTGAGGGTATAGGGCCAAAACGTGCTCAAGGATTAGCTAAAGAACATAGAACATTTGAAACATTATTAGAATCTCTTCCAGTAAAAGGTAGAGCTAAATATATACAAAATCTTAATTCAAGTAAACAAATACTTGAAAGAAATGAAAAACTTATCAGTCTAAAAAAATATAATGAAGATGCGATATTGAGTGGTAAATACGGGCAGGAATCTTTAGATGAGCTTATCTCCTTTTAATCTTACTTATGAGGTCAGTTCAGCTGCACAAACGTTAGAAAAAGTATTAGGAGTATCATGGGAGCTTCAAAAAGAAAATCCTGCTGATCCTTATATTAAACTTAGAGCTTGTATAGATAATAATATGGTGTTCCAAAAACGTCATAGCTGTTTTTATTGTAGAACAGGTATTTATCCTCAATTTTCAAATCCTAATTATAGATTAGAAATTACATCTTTATCAGATTTAGTATATGAAAAAGGGATTATAATTTTAGATAGTCCATCTATTTATGATTATACACATAGAAATGAAATTATCTTATTACTCCAAAGTGTACGAGATAATGATATTTATATTCACCCTGGAGAATTTATTGCAGCACTTAGTGTTAAAAGAGTTGAAGTATTTATGACAAAACGTATATATCAAGTTGAAGATGCTCCATATACTTTCGGTTCTCAAAAATGGATACAGAAACTAAAGAATAAAAGTAAAGGAGAAAGAGAGTCTACAGAATACTCTCGCTTAGACGTTAAACGATATTTGGATGCATAATGGAAGTTAAATTAAAAGCACACTCAGTCCCATCACATAATAATGTTGGTAATAGTATACTAGATCTTATTTCTTATTGTGCAAGGGTATCTAATCCTTCAAATCAAAATAATACAGAAACTAGTGATAAACTAATTAGATACTTAATTAAACATAAACACTGGTCACCATTTGAAATGGCGTCAGTTTGTCTGGAAATTACTACAACCAGAGATATAGCTAGGCAAATACTTCGTCATCGCTCTTTTTCTTTTCAAGAATTTTCTCAGAGATATGCTGATCCAACTAAAGATTTAGATTTTGTAATGAGGGAGGCAAGGTTACAAGATAATAAAAATAGACAAAATTCTATTGAAGTAGACAATGCTAATATTCAAGCAAACTGGAAAATGAGACAATCAATGGTTATGTCTGAAGTATTAGAAGCATATAATTGGGCAATAGATGCAGGAATTGCAAAAGAACAAGCTCGATCTGTTTTACCAGAAGGTAATATGGAAAGCAGATTATATATGAATGGAACAATTCGTTCTTGGATTCATTATATAGAGCTTCGTTCAGGATTAGAAACACAAAAAGAACATAGAGAAGTAGCTGTTGCATGTGCTGAAGCAATTGAACCTATTTTTCCAATGATTATGGAATTTATCAGTGAATGATTGTCTTTCTCACACAATACTACCGTGGTCTTGGACATTGTATGAGAACCAAGTTTATTGCAGAAGAAGCAGCAAAGACACATGATGTTCTTGTTGTAGACCAACTTTTTGACCCACCAATTTCTTATGATGGTTGTGAAAGAACTTCGTTTCTAAAGGCATACATTCCAAGCGATATAAAAAACATTTTTAATTTTATAATGAGTGAAGAGCTTGTGTTACTCCGTAAGAAAGAATGGATTAAGATTCTTGATACAAACGATGTTAAGCTTATTATATGCGAAGGATTCCCATTTTGTAGACATCAGTTTTCTCATGAATACTTTTCATTTTTTGAGGAAGCAAAAAAACGTGGGATCAAGATTGTAATAAGCGCAAGGGATTTTCCATGGGACGAGCCGCACCAGGACTCTTTACAAGATTGGGTAGCATACACTCAGAATATAGTATGTAAATATTATGCTGAATCAGTTTTAATTCATGGAGATCCTAATTATTTACCGCTTTATCCTGATAGAGTAAGAAGGAACTATCCATCTGAGGTAATTAATCATTTAAGTGATAAATTGATTTATACTGGTTATGTATGTAATGAAAAAATTAAACCACACAAAAAAGAAAATAATTACATTTTTGTAAGTACGGGTTTAAATAAAGAAGAAGGAATGTTAGTTTTTAAAGAAATTACAAAAATCGCTTCACAGTTTCCTGATTACAAATTCATAATGCCTATTGCAAATCGTTATCTTAAAGCAATTAAAATGAAAACTAAAGATAATGTAATTATTGTTCCATACATAGAGGATATGTATAAATTACTCAGTTCATGTGCCTTATATATAACATATGGAGGATATAATTCAACAATGGAGATTTTAAAAAGTAAAATACCTGCTATTATAATACCAAGAACTGATGGGCAAAAGATGGAACAGTTTGTAAGAAGTTTTGTTCTAGAGCCTTTTAATTTTTTTAAAGTAGTCTCTAAGTCAGATTTTAAAAACCTTACCGCAGTTATTAAAGCATGTTTAGAAGATGATTCATTTCCAAATAAAAATAATATAGATTTAAATGGAGCTTATAAATCTGCGAGTATTATAAATGAAATATACACTAAATAATTTAAAAGACGATGAAAAAAATTGGAAAGATGTAATACTAATAAATGAACTTATACTAGTAAAAAGATTTCTATCTACAGGTTTGCAGCTAGCTTATGAAGAAGCAGAACTTAATGCGTGGATAATTAAAACTTTAATGGATAAAAAACAAAGATATAAATTTAAAACTATAAAAAATATCGTATTAGTAGGAAGCGGTGTGTATCCTTATAGTATGTTTGATCTACATAAACAATATCCTCATATCAAACAAGTAGGTCTTGAAATAGTGAATAAAAGAGCTATACTATCTAGAAAATTAGTAGAAGCATCTCCGGCTAAAGATAAAATAAAAATTCTATCAGTTGATGGGTTAGATTTTGATTATTCATGGATGACGGATGATGATTTTGTATTTATAAGTGTTGATGTAGATGTAGATAAAATATTTAAAAAGGTAATAGAAACAAGTAAGGCGCACCCATTAGTGTGTGCGCCTTACAAAAATACTTGGATTAAGAATTTATTTACCGTTTCTTTTTCTTCTTAGTCTTTTTTCTTTTAACTATTTTTATTTTCTTTTTTCCATATTTAGGTGATCTCTGAAAAGTTTCAGGTATATTCACTCTGTAAAATTAACCTTTGGTCCTTTTACTGTTGCAACAGTTTGTAAATTTGGGTTCTTAACTTCGGTTACAGTAATATTATGACCAACACGATAATATTCTAAAGTTTGTTCTTTTACTTTAGGGTCATATTGTTCGCGCAAACCATAACGATTGTCACCGATTCTACCAACCTTACCTTCACCTTTTCCTGATCCAAATGAACTTCTCATAACTACTTCTTCACATTATTGCTAAATGGGGCTTGTGAACCAGA